GTGTCTATCGGGAGATGGCCGACAACGACCCTGTGGTCGGCGCGGTCCTGTTCGCCATCGAGAAGGTCATCCTGAAGTTGGATTGGCGTGTCGACCCCGCCGACGGCGACGACGAGACCGCGGTGGAGTACGCCGAGTTCGTCGACGAGTGCCTGAGCGACATGTCGGATTCGTGGGACGCGACCCTGTCCGCCATCCTCTCCATGCTGACCTACGGCTACTCGTTCCACGAGGTCGTCTACAAGCGGCGCGGCGGCTACACCAGCAACCCGAAGACCCGTTCCAAGTACGACGACGGGAAGATTGCGTGGCGCAAGTGGCCCATCCGCGCGCAGGAGACCCTGTGGGAATGGGACTTGGACGACAAGGGCGGCATCCAAGGGATGTGGCAGATTGACCCGTACACGCAGGGCGAGCAGGTCCACATCCCCATCGAGAAGGCGCTGCTGTTCCGCACCACCACGGTGAAGAACAACCCGGAGGGCCGGTCGCTGCTCCGCAACGCCTACCGGCCGTGGTACTTCAAGAAGCGCATCGAAGAGATTGAAGCGGTCGGCATCGAACGTGACCTCGCCGGTCTCCCCGTCGCGTTCGTCCCACCGGAGTACCTGTCGTCGACCGCGTCCGGCGAGCAGTTGTCCGTCCTGAACGCCGTCAAGGACATCGTCACGTCCATCAAGCGCAACGAACAGGAGGGGGTCATCTTCCCTGCCGTGTACGACGAGCGTGGGAACCGCGTGTTCGACCTGACCCTGATGAACAGCGGTGGACGGCGGCAGTTCGACATCGACGCGACCGTCGCCCGATACGACCAGCGCATCTCCATGACGCTGCTGTCCGACTTCATCCTCCTCGGCCACGAACGGGTCGGGTCGTTCGCCCTCGGCACGTCGAAGATGGACCTGTGGACCGTCGCCGTCGACGCGGTCGCCCGTTCCATCGCCGAGGTCGTGAACCAGCATGCCATCCCCCGTCTCCTCCGGCTGAACGCCATGGACGACGAGTTGGCTCCGACGTTGACGTTCGGGGACGTTGCCAACGTGGACATCTCTGCCGTGTCGAAGTTCGTGACCGACCTCGTCGGTGCCGGTGTTCTCACGCCGGACACGGCGCTGGAGGACTACCTCCGTGAGATTGGCAGCCTGCCCGAGGCCGAGGGGGACCGTGACCAGAACGCGGCGATGGGCATGCCGCCCCTCCCTACCCAGCAGGAGCAGGGCGAGGCCACGCCGGACACGCCGATGATAGAGTTCAACGACGGCGAGGTGTCCGCCGCCGACGAGATGCCTGAAGACGTTACGGAAGACTGATGCGGCCAGTCGTCAAGGCCGATGACGAGTTCGTCGACCTAGAGCCGCTGAACCTCGACGACATCGAGGCCATCACCCAGTACGAGGCCGAGTCCATCGCGGTGATGACCGACGAGATTCTGACCCGGTTCACGGACCTGCGTGCGTCGACCGAGGCCGTCGAGTTCTACCAAGCAATCGTGTCCGGCAACGTCGCCGGTGCGGACATCGCCCTGTCGTGGCAGGACTTGGGTGACCTCGCCGAGGTGCTGGAGCAGGTCATCACCGACCAGATTCGTGCCGGAGGTTCCCTCGCTGCCGACCTGATTCCCGAGTCGCGGCTGGGGGTCCGCTACCGGTTCGATGCGTCGAACCCTGCGGCGGTGAACGCGGCACGGCAGAGGGCAGCCCGTCTCATCCGTGAGATTACGAACGAGCAGCGCGAGTTGGTCCGGCAGACCATCGTCGAAGCGGTGTCCGGCGGCTACACGGTCGACGACGTGGCGTTCATCGTGGAGCAGTCCATCGGCCTGCACTCACGCTGGCAGAAGGCGGTGCGGAACCAGTACGGACGGACCCTGTCGAGCCTGCTGGAATCCGGCGTGTCGTTGTCCCGTGCGCGCCGTCTCGCACAGGCCGCGTCCGTCAAGTACGCCGAGCGGCTGACCCGTGCGCGGTCCCGTGCCATCGCCCGTACCGAGATTCTGTCCGCCCACAACGAAGGCCGCTGGCTGGCGTGGGAGGACGCGATTGTGAACGGCATCGCCCCGACGAACGCCCAGAAGATGTGGAGGGTCCGAGTCCCCCAGATTCCCGACAGCCCGTGCGACTACTGCCTGCCGTTCAACGGCGAGGTCGTCCCGTGGGATGCCGAGTTCTCGTCCGGGGTGATGATGCCGCCGCTTCACCCTAACTGTGTGTGTACGGCGACCCTCGTCATTCCCGAGGATGCGACGTACGCCTGACCACGGCTGTAGCCTTGACCTGCTAGGAGCGCCCATGAACATCCGCGAGACGGAGCAGCGTGCCGCTGCCCTTGACGATGCGGCGTTGAAGGCTGCGTTCATGCGTGCGCGGCGGGGTGGTTCGGCTGCGGACCGTGTGCTGGAGTACGTCACGTCGGCGGAGTTCGCGAAGCGTGGGAAGACGATGCGGACGCGGCATGACGAGCCGGTCGAGGTCGGCCGAATCGAAGCGCGTGCTGACAGCCTGCCGGTAGAGTTGACGAAGGGGGCGGCACTCCCCGACGTGGTCGACGTGGTCACCTTCCTCGGCCCCGACGGCTCGTCCATCGTGCTAGAACCAATCGACGACGACCTGTGGCAGTTCGACACCCCGTTCCACGACAACGATGGCGGCGGCTACGAGGAGTACGCCAAGACCGTCGGCGTGAACGTCGGCGACTTCGTCATGTGTTCCGACGACAACAGCATCCGCGGCCGTGTCGAACACATCATGACCACCGGCCACCTCGGCTGGGAAGGCTCCCCCCTCGCCATCGAAGCGACCCCTGCGAACCCTGCCATCCTCGTCCGCATCTTCCGCCAGTCCGGCTCCGGCTGGGAGGAGACCGACACGTTCACCGGACGGCCCCAGTCCAAGGTCATCCGGCTGACCTCCCTCGGCAAGGCACGGAACCTGACCGTCGGCGACTTCGTGTCGTGGAACAGCAGCGGCGGCACCGCACGCGGCAAGGTCGTCCGCATCGTCCGCACCGGCGAGTTGAACGTCCCCGATTCGTCGTTCACCATCAACGCCGAAGAGGACGACCCTGCCGTACTCATCCAACTGTGGCGCGTCGGACCGAACGGCAACACCGAGACCGACACGCAGGTCGGCCACAAGCAGTCGACCCTCCGCCGCATCCAGCCGCTCCGCGAGACCATGGAGAAGGTCATCCGCCACGAGGGTGCCAAGTGGTGCGTCTACTCCGAGGCTGGCCGTCCGTTCGGCTGCTACGACACGAAGGCCAAGGCCGAAGAGCGTCTCGCCCAGATGGAGATGTTCAAGGCCGACACGCCCGAGTCGTTCACCCCACCGACCGGTGTCCGCTCCGCAGCCCGACGGGCAATCAAGTGGATAGAGGACGGCAAGGCAGGGTCGGGGTTCACCGCTACCGGCCGCCGCCGTGCGTCGCAGTTGGCCGCAGGGGAGGCCGTCTCGCTCGACACCATCCGACGGATGCGTTCGTTCTTCGCCCGTCACACGCCCGACAAGCAGGCCACCGGATTCTCCGCAGGGGAGGAGGGGTTCCCGTCGGCTGGCCGTGTCGCATGGGATGCGTGGGGCGGCGACGCAGGGAAGTCGTGGGCCGACCGTCTGTACGAACGGTATGCGACGGACAAGGCCATCACGCCCGAGTACCCGTCGGTGTCGAAGGCGGTCGACGAACGCCGGTACACGATGGGGCCGATGTACATCCCGAACCACATCGACGCGCAGGGCGAGTGGACGGACGAGAACGAGTTGCAGCAGGCCGTCTGGGATTACGTCCGTGGGGGTGACCGGCGCATCCGCCTTCAGCACAACCGTGACATCGTGGCGGGCGAGTGGGTCGAGGTGTTGACGTGGCCGTTCGACGTGTCGGTCCCGATGATGTCCATGGACCAGACGGTGAACAAGGTGGAGACGATGACGTTCCCACCGAACACGGTGTTCCTCGGTGTGGTGTGGGAGCCGTGGGCGTGGGAGTTGGTGAAGAAGGGTCTGCTGCGCGGGTATTCCATCGGGGGTAACGCTGCGAGGGTGATGGCCGACCTGCCGGAGGCGTGACGTGGGGCTGCTGCTGCATGACCTGACGCGCGTCGTCAAGCACGAGGCCGGTCCCGGTCATGACCAGCGGTCGCACGGGTCGTGGGCGTGGGGGCGGGCCGAGGACATCGTCGCGTCCATCCGTAAGTTCCGCGAGGCTGGCGGCAAGGTCAACCTCGCGCTGCCTGACGAGGGGGAGGAGTTGCTCGGCGAGTTGGAGGAATCGTGGAGCGCCATCGTCGACGCTTACGAGCAGGCCGACTTGGACCTGCCGGACGATGCGTCGCTGGGGAAGATGTACACGGAGCGGGCGTTCGAGGGGATGGACCGAAACGGCTATGCGGGAATGGTCGCATACGACAAGGATGGAAACATCGCGGGAGGGCTGGCGTTCCAGCAGGGCGCAGGCTACGAGGACATCCCGTTCGAGGTCGAATACCTCGGGTCGCTCGGGTCCATGCCGGGAGTCGGAAGCGCGCTGATGGCCGAGATTATTCTGCTGGCCGCGGGCGAAGAGGCTGGCATCTCTCTCATCCCTGACGCGGGCGCGGTGTCGTGGTATCGGGACCAGTTCGGCATGGAGGTCGTCGAAAACCCGCGTAGCGGCGACTACTCCATGACGCTGTCGGCGGAGAATGTCGCCGAGATGGCGAAGGGAATCCGCACGTTGCTTCGGGCGACCGCATGAGTTGGAATCCCGATGTCGCCTATGTCGCCGCGGTTGTCAAGCACGAAGACCATGACCAGTCCACCCACGGGTCATGGGCTGACCAGACCACGTCCGGCCTTGACGACCTAATCCGTCTGGCCGGAGCAACGGACCAAGACATCGAACGGCGTGCGTTCACCGGGGTGTATCGCGGCGACCTGTCGTGGTTCCCCGAAGAGATGAAGAATGACTACGGCATCACCGTAACGGAAGCGGATGCTCGCGGTCTCGTCGAATACTTGCGAGAACATGCTCGCGAGCCGTACACGCGACGTGGCCTGAAGTACGTCTACGTCTGGCGCGGAGGGCATGACCCGTCCGTCGATTACGACGGCGTAGTGTCTGCTGTGTCGTCGTATGACGCAACCATCGGCAATGTTCCCATCTCCGAGGCGGACGACTATGGAGATGCCGTCAGTTATGGGGAGGTCGCTCTGTTCCGTGTCCCCATTGAAGGCGTGGAGATGGAGGCTGGGAATAATGTTCCGGGTGAGATTCTGGTCAATCCGAAGATGCTTGAACCTGTCGCCGCGGTCTTCAAGCACGCCGAGCATGACCAGTCCACCCACGGGTCATGGGCGCACGGGCGCGTGCGTAAGGTCGTAGAGGAATCCTTGCGACGTGCAAGCATCGGTGAGTCGCTGGACGCTGATGCGATGGGTCTGTTCCTTCCACCCGGTCACAGGGATTCGTCTACGCCGGAGGAAGACCTTGCGAAGGTTGTGAAGGCGCAGGGTTGGGACCAGCCTGCGCCGTTGCTGTCAGACGACGAGTTCAAGGCGGCTTACGACACCGGCAAGTTCACGCTCGTCTATCGCGTTGGACCTATCGGTCTGGAGCAGGGAATCCTGAAGGGAACACCGTACATCGGGACGGGATACCACGGGCCGGGGACGTATGTGACGGACAACTATCTAGGGGTGCTGCCGTATGTCAGCATAGATAAGTCGCGGGCCGTTGTTCCGATGCTCGTGCCGACAGAGATGATTGTGGATGTGTATGGTCGTCCTGTTATCAACCATTATCAGCAGGCAGCGACAGAAGCGCAAGGCGCGGTCAGAACCACGGCAAGGGTCTTGGGCGATGGCACCCCTTACAGCGAATACCTCGTGTTCAACACGTCGGCGTTGCTGGTGGGACGACCGAGCGAGTTCCCCGAGCCGGGGAGCATCAACTTCTACGTCGAGGACTTGCCGCGTGGTGAGACGGTTGATTGGGCGAGGTTCGAGAAGTCCGACGAGTGGGAGCATGGCCCGTACTACATGCTGGTCGACGGCAAGGCTGTCCTGATTGAGTTCGACGACGACGAGGTCGTCAAGCACGAAGAGCATGACCAGTCGACGCATGGGTCGTGGGCGGACGGGCGCGCACGCGAGACCACGACCACCGGCACGCCTGCGGCCGAGGAACAGTCGCGTTCCATCACGCCGCTGGGTGACGGCAGGTACCGGTACGAGTACGGCGACTTCACCGTCGAATCAGACCCGCTCGACCCGAAGGACATGAAGGAGACATGGCTCGACGAATCGTGGGAGTTCGACAGCATCGAAGAGGTCGCCGAGTACGCCGTCGATTACATCTGGAACCAATGGGAGGGCAACTTCGCAATCCGCAACATCGCTGAAGACATGATGGGTATCGGCGACCGGTACGCCTCCGGCGGTGAATCCATCGAGCCGAACCTTCGCGATGCCATCGCCTACGGGCGTAATCTTGACGACCCAGACGAGGCCGAGGCGGTCAGGGCCGTCGTCGCCGCACACGCCCCTCTCGCCCATGCGATGCTCGCCGCAGTTCATGCCGCCGAACCAGCGCGGGCGTACCCGTGGGAGGGTCTCGTCAGACGGGCCATGGTCGTCCCATCGTTCCGGTCCGACGACGAGAATCCCCTGCTCCGCCTGTACGAGGGTGATGACATCGAACTCGGCCTGTCGGGATTCTCTCCGAACGTGAACCTGACCGACCGGTTCCTGCGCGGCGGATTCTCTAGCCGCGAGGTCTTGCAGTCCGGTGAGGACTTCGTGTTCGAGCCGCGGTGGCGGTCGGTCATCTTCGAGTTGGACACGTCGAAGGCGCGCACGGTCCTGCCCGTGGGATGGGACGGACGGTCGCAGGATTCTGACAACTGGGTTCATCTGTCCTACGAGGACCGTGCCGCCGACCTCGACGAAGGCACCACGCGCCGGATGCGACCGGCCCCGTGGGAGGTCGTGACCGCAGGGAAGTTCCGTATCGTCGGACGGCGTGAGGAGGAACGGACGTTCACCGTCCCGTTCTCTGGCGGAGAGGAGGAGACCGAGAACATGGTGGTCTACCGGCTCCAGCAGACCGCCGTGTTCAACCCTGCTACCGGCGAATACGATGCCCTCGACGGATTCATCACCCTGCCTGACGGTCGGGTCGTACCGGTGGACGAGGCATGACGGTCACGTTACGGCAGGCGTTGACGGAGGGGTTCGCTCCGCTGCTGCGTGCCGACCGTCCGCCGCTCGTCAAGCACGAAGGCGGTGCTGGTCACGAGCAGTTGTCTCACGGTAACTGGGCGCGAGGAATACGGCCCCAAGAAGAGTTGACGGAAGAGCAGATTGCGAACCAGCCCGAGTTCCTCCGCGGCACGACGTGGACCGAAGTGACCGGCTCCGGCCAAGTCGCGTCGGCGGCCGCGGCGGTGTTCCCACCCGAGTTCGTCGACGACCTTCTCGGGCCGGAATACGCAGGAACGATGTCGCACGAGGAGGGTCTGGCGCAGGACTTCTACCTTCAGCGCGTCTGGTTCCATTCGCACCGGGTGTTCGTCGACCCCGTGAACCAAGTCATGTCGGTCGTGAACCGAGCGGCGTTCTCCTCGGATGCGTTCGAGACGTTGAAACTGGAGAAGACGGACGGCGGCACGAAGGAGAAGCAGAGGCTCGCCGCTGCCATGGACACGGCGCACGACAAGTGGTTCGTCAACGGGAAACCCCGAAGCATGACGACGGACGAATACGCCGAACAGCGTGTCCGTCGACTTCTCACTTCGGCTGCGGCACTTCA